ATGAATACGTCTCGCCCACATTTGGAATCGTTCTACCGCGAGGCGGTCCTGGCAGGTGTCGCGTTGCACCTGCGTTACAGATTTGGAAATCTCGGGAACTCGAGCGGCTGGTCGCCAATTGAAGAACCTCACGGAGAAAGCCTTTCTAGAGACATTCTAAGCGAGATCGAATCGCACTATGACTACTGGATGGGGCGACGTGAAATGGCAGATGCACTTTATGCCGTTGCGCGCGCCATCGAAACGCCGGAGGATGGTGATCGCATCGCATTCCTCCTCCACGGCAGTCTATCTTCCAAGGATCCAAGGCCTGATCGATCAGATGGAAATGATCGCATATTTGTTGCAATAAACAGCACGCGAGGTGTAGCGGCGGAAGCAGCATTCTCACTCGCGACTCGATGGGCCGAGGCCGGCCGCAAACTGCCTGCCTTGCTCGCTCAGGCACTCATGCGAGTTACGGCCGATCCACACATATCGGTTCGCGCACTGGCGCTGCGACTTCTTCCAGTCGTACTTCACCATCAGAGGGAATTGGGATGGTCATTGCTTGAGAGGGCGCTATTCTCCTCGCGTAAGCGAGCATGGAAAGAGTCATATGGTTGCTTCTATTACAACTATCATCGCTATTTTAATCGAATTCGAACCTATCTTGACGAAATCCGCGCGGACGGGTCAGATGAAGCGTTGAAAGTGTGGGGGCGGATCACTACGCTATGTTGCCTATCGGATCACATAGAATTCGAGAGCCATTTGGCAGAAATGGCCGCCATGAAAAGCGATGCAGCATGGTCCGGTGCTGCTTCGGTTTTTTCGGCCAACATCGCAAGCACTAAGCACAGATTTCTTTGCACCAAAGGATTACTTGATGCTTTGGATTTCGCTGCTGACAAGGCCGAAATTATCCGAAAGATTGATCGTGTTTTTTACGAGAATCCTGGGTTAGCTGTTGATCTGCGTCTTCTCCGAGATTTCCTTGTGGTCTCGACCACGCTCGACGACCAGAAGAGAAATCGCAATGTCCGAGCGATCGGCGAGTGGCTCGCCCCGATTGGAAACTCAGATCCCGATTTTGCGTTGGAAGCCGCTGAAATTGTTCTTGAGCATTTGTCGCTTGTGGACCTTTGGAACGGCGAGCCATTTACGAAGCTCTTGACTGCTCTTTTTAGGGAAGCCGAAGAGCGAGAGCTATCTGATAATGGCCAGTTCTTGGCGCGAGTCGTCGGTGTTCAGGACGCCCTCCTGCGAAGAGGCGTTCATAAGCTGGAGGACTGGCTGAAGGACGCTGAGCGCCCATAAATTCTCGAAGCCACGTCTTGGAACGTCAACGATGACCGACATCTCGGACATGCCAAGATGTTCTTGTTCGGCAGGCTCACTTTTACTCACCCAGCGCTATGGCTGGAAAGTAGAAAGTCCGTTTTCCAGCCGCTTTTCCAGCTGCTTTCCAGCCGTCAGATGCATAGTGTGTCTCTCGCCCGCTGCAAGCGCAGCCAGACGAGAAGCACGACATGCAAGACCGCACCCAAGCGCAGGGCGTCCCCGACGAGTCCCGCGCCTTCGATGAGAACCAGCTCGCCCGGCGCTGGGACATCTCCCACCGCACGTTGCAGCAGTGGCGCCGGATGGGGATCGGCCCCGTCTACCTGAAGCTCGGCAACCGCGTCAGTTACCGCCGCGAGGACGTCGAGGCCTACGAACGCCAAGCGCTGCGCCGCGGCACCGGCGAACGCGCGTTCGCGTGAGGAGGACGACGATGACCGACCTCACTCTCCTTCCGGCCGAGCTGGCCGACCTGTCCGTCGCCCAGCTGGCGGCGCTTTCCCCGCAACAGAAGATCGTCCTCGCCCGGCAGCTGGAGCAGGCCGGCGACTGGCTCAAGCAGGTCAAGGCCCGCTTCGACGCCGCGCTGGAGCAGACCTACGGCGATCGCATCCGCTCTGCGCGCAGCGATGGGGGCAAGGACTTCGGCGTCGTCCACCTCGTCGACGGCGATCTGCGCCTGACCGTAGACGTGTCCAAGCGCGTGACTTGGGACCAGACGCAGCTGGCGACGATCGCCAGGCGCATCGATGCCGCGGGCGAGTCCGTCGAGGAATTCATCGACATCGCCTACAGCATCTCCGAGTCGCGCTTCCAGAACTGGCCGTCGACGCTGCGCTCGCAGTTCGAGGCTGCGCGCACCGTCAAACCCGGCAAGCCGACGTACCGGCTTGTCTCCAGCGAGGAGGTCTGAGATGACGCTCCCCATCATCGGCGCCGACCAGCGCATGTCCGAGCGCCGCGGCGTGAAGGGCGTGTTGATCGGCAAATCCGGCATCGGCAAGACCTCGCAGCTCTGGACCCTCGACCCGGGCTCGACCCTGTTCCTCGATCTGGAAGCGGGCGACCTCGCGGTCGAGGACTGGGCCGGCGACAGCCTGCGCCCACGCACCTGGAGCGAGTGCCGCGACCTCGCGGTATTCATCGGCGGCCCGAACCCGGCGCTGCGCGACGACCAGGCCTACAGCCAGGCGCATTTTGATGCCGCCTGTGCGCGTTACGGCGATCCAGCGCAGCTCGCGAAGTACCACACGCTGTTCGTCGATTCGATCACCGTCGCCGGCCGGTTGTGCCTGCAGTGGAGCAAGGGCCAGCCGCAGGCGTACTCGGACAAGACCGGCAAGCCGGACATGCGCGGCGCCTATGGCCTCATGGGCCAGGAGATGATCGCGTGGCTCACCCACCTGCAGCACACCCGCGGCAAGAGCGTGTGGTTCGTCGGCATCCTTGAGGAGAAGATCGACGACTTCGGCCGGCGCCTGCTGCAACTGCAGATCGACGGCAGCAAGACCGGACTGGAACTGCCGGGCATTGTCGACGAGGTCGTGACGATGACCGAGATCGCGGCCGACGACGGCACTGCGTACCGCGCCTTCGTCTGCCACACCCTCAACCCGTGGGGCGTTCCGGCCAAGGATCGCTCCGGCCGGCTCGACCTGATCGAGGAACCGCACCTCGGTCGCCTGATGCAGAAGATCGCCGGCAGCGCACGCCCAGCGCTGGAACGGCTCGACTTCACGCGCCCCGCGACCACGACCACCCCCTCGCACGCGTCGGCCGTTGCCGCGCAGGAGACCCCATGACTGACTGGAACGATTTCAACGACGCCGAGCAGCAGCAGAACTTCGACCTGATTCCCAAGGGCACGGTCGCGTGGGTACGGATGACGATCAAGCCCGGTGGCTACAACGATCCCCTGGAGGGCTGGACCGGCGGCTGGGCAACGCGCAGCGACGAGACCGGCGCGGTCTACCTGGCCTGCGAGTTCGTGGTGCTGGAAGGCCCGTTCGCCAAGCGCAAGCTGTGGTCGAACGTCGGTCTGCACAGCCCGAAGGGACCGACCTGGAGCGGCATGGGCCGCAGCTTCCTGCGTGCTCTGCTCAACTCCGCGCGCAACGTGCGACCGGACGACAATGGTCCGCAGGCCGCCGCCGCGCGGCGCATCCAGGGTTTCCACGAACTGGAGGGCATCGCGTTCGTGGCCAGGATCGATGTCGAGAAGGACGGCAGAGGAGATCTGCGCAACGTCGTCAAGCTGGCGGTGGAGCCGGGCCAGTCCGACTGGCCATCGGGTGCGCCTCCGGCCGCCGGTGCGGCGGCCCGTGTGGCGACGCCGGCCACGACGCACGCCGGGCCGGCGGCCCCGACCGGTCGCCCGACGTGGGCACAGTAAGGCGGACCCGTGCAGTGCTGGGCCTGCGGCCAACCGGCGCGCGGGTTCGGTCATCTTGACCTGAGACATCCGCCCGCCGATCCACGGCGCACCCCGCGGCGCTGGGCCTTCTGCTCGCGCCGCTGCCAGGACGCCTTCCACCAACTCTACGACGCCCGCCGCCGGCACGAGCCGGCGGCGCTGGAGGAGCTTGTTCCCGTGACGCTACCCCTGTCCCCCGATGCCCAGCGCGCCTGCCTGCGCGCGTTGGGATCCGCCGCCGATGCGGTCGGCTTCGCCGTGCCGCTGGCCCAGTACAGCCAAGCACAGGCCCTGCACGTCATCGATGCGGTGATCCACGCCTACGAACGCCAGCTGCAGCAGCAATCGCGCGCGACCCGCGGACTGCCGCCACTGGACGACTTCGAAGACTCCGACATTCCGTTTTGAGGCCGACCCATGCTCGACTTCAATTCCTCGTCGACGGAGTCAGGACGCCTCGAAGCGCTGATCGACATCGGCCTGCAGCAGGCGCGCGCAGCCGAGCCCAAACGCAGCTACCTCGGCGCCTCGCGCCTGGGCGTGGCCTGCTCGCGCGCGCTGCAGTACGAGTACGCCGATGCGCCGGTCGATCCCGGTCGCGACACCGATGGGCGGATGCTGCGCATCTTCGAGCGCGGTCACGTGCTCGAAGAGCGGATGGTCGCGTGGCTGCGCGGTGCGGGGTTCGACCTGCGCACGCGCCAGGACGACGGCATGCAGTTCGGCTTCGCTGCGCTCGATGGTCGTCTCCGCGGTCACGTGGACGGGGTCTTTGTCGCTGGCCCCGAAGGCTACGCCTACCCGGCGCTCTGGGAGTGCAAATTCCTCGGCGCAAAGGCCTGGCGCGACCTGGAGAAGAACAAGCTCGCCGTCGCCAAGCCGGTATATGCCGCGCAAGTAGCGATGTACCAGGCCTATCTCGACCTGCATGCACACCCGGCGCTGTTCACCGCGATCAACGCAGACACGATGGAGGTCTACGCCGAGCGCGTGCCCTTCGACGGCCAGCTCGCGCAGCGCATGTCCGATCGCGCGGTGCAGATCGTGCTCGCCACCGATGCCGGCGAGCTGCTGCCGCGCGGCTTCTCCGATCCCACCCATTTCGAGTGCCGGTTCTGCGCCTGGCAGGACCGCTGCTGGAGACCCGCATGACCCCCGAAGTCGTCCCCTCCTCCGCCGAGCCGATGGTCGCTGCGCGCGCCGCGCACAAGGCCCTGTGCATCCCGATGCAATGGCTGGGCAACAAGGTCCAGCGCCGCGCACGCGGGGTGCCGCACTACCGCATTGGCCACCTGGTCCGGTTCCGGCTCAGCGAGCTGGAAGCGTGGCGCGACCGCAATGCGACTGTGATCGCGCCTGCACGGGAGAACGTCGATGGCGAGTGAGTGGCTCGACTTCAACGATGCCGAGCCGGTCGCGCCCGCGCACGGGCAGGACGATTCGCGCGAGACGATCCGCGCCGAGCTGATCGCGCGCCTGGAGACCGTGCTGGCCTCGCTGTTCCCCGCCGGGAAGTCGCGCCGCGGCAAGTTCGTCATCGGCGACAGCCTCGGCAGCCCGGGCGACAGCCTGGAAGTAGTACTCGACGGCGAGAAGGCGGGCCTGTGGACCGACCGCGCCGAAGGCAGTGGCGGCGACATCTTCGACCTGATCGCCACGCACCACCGGCTGGACGCACAGCGCGACTTCGCCCGCGTGCTGGACGAAGCCAGCCGCCTGCTCGGACGGGCGCAGGCGCTGCCGCGTGCGAAGCAGAAGAAGGCGCCGCCGATCGACGACCTCGGCCCGGCGACCGCGAAGTGGGATTACCTCGACGCCGACGGCCAGCTGGTCGCCGTCGTGTACCGCTACGACCCGCCGGGCGGCAGGAAGGAGTTCCGGCCCTGGGATGCCAAGCGACGCAAGGCGGCGCCGCCTGAGCCGCGCCCGTTGTACCACCAGCCGGGGATCGCGACGGCGGACATCGTGGTCCTGGTTGAAGGCGAGAAGTGCGCCCAGGCGTTGATCGACGCCGGTATCGTCGCAACGACCGCCATGCACGGGGCGAACGCGCCTGTCGACAAGACCGACTGGTCGCCCCTGGCCGGCAAGGCCGTGTTGCTGTGGCCGGACAAGGACGTGCCGGGCTGGGAGTACGCGACGGCCGCGGCGCAGGCGGCGCTCGCCATCGGCGCGGTCTCCTGCGACATCCTGCTGCCGCCCGATGACAAGCCGGAAGGCTGGGACGCGGCCGACGCGCTGGCAGAGGGTCATGACGTCGCCGGCTTCATCGCCAGCGGCCCACGCATGTGCATCAAGCCGGCGACCGCGACCCCGACCCAGGAAGCCTCGGTGTGGGCGACCGACGACGCCCTCGCGCTGTCCTTCACCACCCGCTATGCCGAGGACTGGCGCTACTGCGCGGCCTGGGGCAAGTGGCTGCTGTGGGACGGGCGGCGCTGGCAGGCCGACGAGACCCTCCTGGTCCAGCACCTGGTCCGGGCGGTCTGTCGCGAGGCGGCGCTGAAGGCCGACTCGCACCGGCTGGCCGCCAAGCTCGCCGCCAGCGGGACGGTCGGCGGCGTGGAGCGGCTCGCCCGAACGGATCGGCGACACGCGGCGACGGCCGATGTCTGGGATGCGAATCCCTACGCGCTGAACACGCCCAGCGGCATCGTCGATCTGCGCAGCGGGCGACTCCGGCCGCACGACCGCGGCGAGCACCATACGCGCCTGGCCACGGCGACGCCGCGCGGCGACTGCTCCCTCTGGCGCGCGTTCCTCGGCGACGTCACCGGCGGCGATGCCGACCTGCAGGCCTACCTGCAGCGAATGGCCGGCTACTGCCTCACCGGTGCGACCAGCGCGCACGCCCTGTTCTTCCTCTACGGGACCGGCGCGAACGGCAAGTCGGTGTTCGTCAACGTGCTGGCGACGATCCTGGGCGACTACGCGACCAACGCACCGATGGACACGTTCATGGAAGCGCGAGGCGACCGCCACCCCACGGATCTCGCCGGCCTGCGCGGAGCGCGCTTCGTGGCCTCGGTCGAGACCGAGCAGGGCCGGCGCTGGAACGAATCGAAGGTCAAGGCCATCACCGGCGGCGACAAGGTCTCGGCGCGGTTCATGCGCCAGGATTTCTTCGAGTACACCCCGCAGTTCAAGCTGGTGATCGCCGGCAACCACAAGCCGGCGATCCGCAACGTCGACGAAGCCATGAAGCGGCGCATGCACCTGATCCCGTTCACGGTGACCATCCCGCCCGAACGCCGCGACCCGAAGCTGACCGACAAACTGCTGGCCGAGCGCGACGGCATCCTCGCCTGGGCGCTGGCCGGCGGCCTGCAGTGGCAGCGCACGGGCCTGCAGCCGCCTGCCAGCGTGGTCTCGGCAACCGAGGAGTACTTCGAGGCCGAGGACGCACTAGGGCAGTGGATCGAGGAGCGCGCGTTCCGCCACGAGGAAGCGCGAGCCGGCACGTCCGACCTCTATGCCGACTGGCGCGAGTGGGCCGAGCGCGCAGGCGAGTATGTCGGATCGATCAAGCGGTTCGCCGAACTCCTGGTCGCGCGCAGCTTCACGCAGACGCGGTTGCATGGCGGACGCCGCGCGTTCCAAGGCCTGTCGCTACGCCCGAAATCGCAGCCCCGCCACTTCTCGGAGACCGATCAGGACCGGGACGGTGACGGATGGTGACGACCTTACCGATTAACGCCCACGCCTGCGCGCGTAAGGGGTTATCCCTGAAGCCAGTCACCACCCGTCACCGCACCGCTCAACCTCACAATCCCGACCGCAGAACGCGCCATGACCCAAACCCTCCTCGCACTTGATCTCGGCACCACCACCGGCTGGGCACTGCGCACCCCCGATCGCCGCATCGTCAGCGGCACCCAATCCTTCAAGCCACAACGCTTCGAGGGCGGCGGCATGCGCTTCCTGCGCTTCGTTCGCTGGCTCGACGAGCTGCAGACGCTCTCGGGCGGACTGCAGCACCTCGTGTTCGAGGAAGTACGTCGGCATGCGTCCACGGACGCCGCGCACGCCTACGGCGGCTTCCTCGGCCAGCTCTCGGCCTGGTGCGAGCAACGCCAGACCCCGTACCAGGGCGTGCCCGTGGGCACGATCAAGAAGCACGCCACCGGCAAGGGCAATGCGAACAAGGACGCGATGCTCGCTGCGGTGCGGGGCAGGGGCTACGCGCCCGTGGACGACAACGAAGCGGACGCGCTCGCGCTGCTGCATTGGGCCATCGCACAGGAGGCACGATGAACGCGATGACGCCCATTCCCGTGATCACCGGCAGGCTGGCGGGTCAGTCAGTGCCCCTGGTGGACGCCCGGTTGCTACATGGATTTCTCGACGTCGGTCGGGACTACACGACCTGGATCAAGGACCGCATCGCCGAGTACGGCTTCCTCGAAGGCGAGGACTTCATCTGTGTCACCGGCCACCCGGACTTTTCCCCCAATCGGGGGAAAAATCGACGCGGTCGTCCGAACAAGGATTACTTCCTCACCCTCGACATGGCCAAGGAACTGGCGATGGTCGAACGCACGCCCCGCGGTCGCCAAGCCCGACGCTACTTCATCGCCTGCGAACAGCAGCTGCGGCAGCTGCAGGCCACCAGCACTGCGCCCGCCACGTTCGCACCGCTGACGCGCGGGCAGCGGAAGGCGATCAACCGTAAGGCGTGGGTCGATGCCTCGGGCGAGGTCTACGACCTGTTCAACCGTCGTCGCGAGGCCTTGATCCGCACGACCCTTCTGCAAGACACACCCGGCCCGCAGTACATGCCGCCGGGTTACCGCCCGCCGTGGGCAAGGTGAGGACATGACGACGAAGACCCTCTGGACGTTCGAGGACGTCGAGTACCGTTTCCACGAAGCGGCCGTGACTGCGCACCGGCTTCCGCCCGCCCGCGTCGCCGGCTACGTCACGATGTGGCCCGAGATCGCACGGCAATCGTGGGAGGGCTATGCGGACGAGGTGACGGTGCTGCGCATCCCGGCGACGCCTGCCGCCATCGACCGGCTGGCCGAGACCACACGTTGGCTGCTGTGGCTCGACGAGCCGCAGCGCCACCTGATCTGGGCACGGGCGCGCTACCTGCCGTGGAAGGCGATCTGCGAGGCCTACGGCTGCTCCCGAGTCACTGCATGGAGGCGCTGGCGGCATGCGCTGACGCTGATCGTGGTCGAACTCAACGGGCAGCCGCCGCGCATCGCGGATGAAACCGCAGCGTCGCGCAAAGCGACGCAAGCGGTCGCAGTCGAAGGCGCGGAAACGTAAAACGCCTGCGCCCGCGCCGCAACACACACCCCTCTGGCGGTGTATCGTTTCGCCCATGCTGGCACGTTCACCCTTCGGACGCGATCGACGCTCGCCACGCATCCTTGCGACCCGGATGCTGGCGCAACGCGAAATCGCAGCGGCGCGCAGCGTGACGCAAGGTGACGGACACCGCCGCAGTGCAACGTGTTTCGCGGCGGTCTCGCCGGGTGCTTTCGGTCCACCGCCTCTGTAATCTCTGCGTCACGGCAACGCCGACATCGCGCGGCTGACCCACAAGGACCAGGACCGACCCACAAGGTCCACGGGTCCTTCCTGCGCCCCTGCCTGAGCGGGCGGCAGAGCCGCAGAACCCCGCTACCGTCTGACTGCAAACCGAGGTTTGCACCGTTTGCGGTTTGCACACCGGGTTTGCGCCGCGCACGTTTGCACCCCTCTCTCCAACCCACCGGCCATTGCGTTCGCGCTCCCCCCTGTTCCCGGGCGCGATGGTCGGTGGGTTTCTTTTTGAGCCCACGATGCCCCACGCCCTCACCGTCGAGACCCGCCGGGTCGAGGCGCTGATTCCCTACGCGAAGAACCCGCGCACGCACAGCGATGCGCAGATCGCGCAGATCGCCGCGAGCATCGTGGAATTCGGCTGGACCTCGCCGATCCTGGTC